GAGAAGTTGTTGGAGAAGTATCTGCCGGGAGTGGAATTATCTACTACTGATAAATGTTGTAAGGATTGTCACTGTGAGAAATTTATAATCATGATGAATTGTAAATAAAAAAGGATTGAAAAGTGACAGAAAAAATGTTATATTAGGTATGTTGGAGAAAAAGATGGGAAAGGGGTATAGAATGGGAATAGATTGTTATTTATTTGATGAAAAAAATTATCATTCTTTAGATCGATGGTATGTGTTTAGTGATTTTTTTGAATCAGAGAAAGGGTATTCTAAAGTGAAGTTGCTTAGAGAATTAGATAATTTACAGAAAGAGATAAGTACTACTAGTGATGAAGAGTGGTGGGAGATATATTTAAGTAGCAGGGAGTATTATGAACGTTGGATTAAAAAAGCACAGGAAATAGTTAAACAATCAAAATCTGATAGGTTTATATTTTTTCTTGATAGTGATATGCCTGGAGAATTTTATGAGAGAATTATAGAAAAGGTTTTTAGATGGGGTGAATGATTAAATGCCTAAGGAAATGATAAAAGTAAGACAAGTTAGGAAACCTAATAAAATACATTCAAGAGAGTATTTGGAAAGAGTAATATTAGAAAAACTTAAGAAATATTGTAAGGCGAAGAATCTTCCATATTATAATTTGAATAAAAAGCAAATTATTGAGAATATATTAGCGTGGCAAGAGGGAAAGGAAATAGTTTATAAGACGTTAAATAAGACATGGAGTGAAATGATAAATGGCAATCATAGGATATTACCGGTACATAGACAGTTTGCTTTTGAAATAGCAACTAATGGAAGAAGAACAAATTATGAGCAATTAGCAAAGCGATTTGGCGTAAAGAAATCGACAATTCAGAGTTGGAGAAAATGGCCGGAAGTGCAGATTATGATAGATGAATTTCAAGTTGATTTGAAGAAGCAGTTGCAACAGAAAATAGAAGAAGCTCAAATACCGGCTTTTGAAAGTTTAGAAGGTATTGTAGAGAGCAGGAAAGTAAGTGACGTAAGAAGAAAAGCGTGTAACGATGTTTTGGGATATGGTGGAACAGTAAATGTAAATGCAGGAAAAGTAATAGTGAAGCAAAATCAAGCTCAGGGAATTTTAAATAAATTTGATAATATGACTGTAGATGAACTGCTTGAAAAAGAAGCAGAGTATGATGAATTATTGGGAGAGAATAGATGAATGAATTAAGAGAAATTAGCATAGACAGATTACGCGGAGATTGCAAGAAAGAAAGTGTTTGTGAAGTTAGAGAAGAGTTAATGGAGATTGCGGTAAGGAATAATGTAGAATTTATGCTTACTCAATGTGATAGATTTGAAAAAAGAGAGAGGGCAGAGTTAAAAAGAAAGAAGTAGATTTTTTAAGAGGAGGAGAAAGTCATGGAAAGATATTACGTAGTGAAGATGAATGAATACTTTAAGAAACCAGTTGATCCTGAAAAGTATGTAGTGGTAGATAGACGGGAAGATATGGTGGTTACATTCGAAAATTATAGCAATAAGAAAAATGCTGATGCTATTGCAAAAGTGCTTAATGAATGTGCGGATAGAGAAGTAAAGGAAAGGGCAGTGTCGAATAGCACGCAATAGTGAGTCAATAGATTTATTGGTATTGCATAGGAGGAGAAAGAATGGAAAATGAATTAAGAAAGAGAGTGAATGAAGTTTTAAAGGAAGATGTGGTTAAGTTTCCGATGTTAGTTGAAGAATTGGAACAGGTGAATAGTCTCTTAAAGGAAAGTAAGAAAGAGTTAATCTCAGATGAAGTAATAGCGAGTATAATAATTAATAATTCGAATAGAAATGGGTCTCTTAGAGGCAATTTGATAATGAGAAAAATCATATCCTATTAGGTAGGGTAAAAAGTTGGGTTAATTAAGTGGTAGCGACGAAAGAATTAAGAAAAGAAAAGATACAAGATAGGCTTAATTTAAAAAATACTCGCCTTAAAAAAAGTTTTCCTCGTTTATGGCTTGCCAAAGATCATCATCTTACCGTACATAATAGACACATGAATTTTGGAGATAAGTATAGATTTCTTATTCCATTATATAAACTTGAAGAGAGAGATATATGTTATGAGAAATCTGTCCAGGTAGGTATTTCTGAATTAATGATAGTTTCTACTTTGCATGAGGCTGAGATTGGATTAAGAATATTATATGTAATGCCTAATATTGATTTAAGAGGAAAGTTTGTAAAAGACAGATTGGATAGATTGTTAAAAGCAGTTCCATATTATGATAATCAAGTAAAGGAAGCACTTGGAGATTCGACTTCTATAGGAATGAAACATTTTGGTAAAGGATTGCTCAATTTTGTAGGCTCTAATTCTCCTGCTGAGTTTACCAGTTATCCTGCTGATTGTTTATATATTGATGAAGTAGATAAGTGTGATCAAATTAATTTAGCAATAGCTCCTGATAGATTGGATGCCTCTGATTATAAATTTGAGAGAAGAGCGGGAAATCCTAGTGTAGAAAATTGGGGAATTGATAATGCTTATCAGGAATCTACTCAAGGATCATGGTATATTAAGTGTGATCATTGTAATGAAGAACAAAGTTTGAATTTTTTTGAGAATGTAATAAGGCGTACTGGTCAATTAGCTTTTGATGTTATAGATGAGGAAGATGGAGAAGTTTTTGCAGTGTGTAAGAAATGTGGTGGTAGACTTGATAGAATGAAAGGAGGTAGATGGAAACATCTTTTTAAAGAGAGAGAACGAAAAGGATTTAGAATAAATCAGTTATTTGCAGCGAATATAGAATTGAGTTCACTTGTTAATCAATATAGTAGAGCAATTAGCAATGATAGAAAGCTTCAAATATTTTATAATTCAAAATTAGGTTTACCATATTCAAGTGCTGGAAATAAGATTACTTATAGTTTACTCGAAAGCGTAAAAAAGAATTATTCAATAAGAAAAGAAAGTATATTAACTTATAAAAGATTATATGTTGGCATTGATGTAGGAGCTTATTATCATGTAATAGTAAGGGCAAGATTAGATAATGATAAAAGAAAGTTAGTAGCTGTATATAAATTTGAAACAACTCAACAATTAGTGAAAATGTTGAATCAGTTTAGAAATATAAAGTATATAATAATTGATGAAATGCCGGAAGTAAGAGAAGTAGAGAAAATAAAGAAGGAAATAAAAAAAGTTTATTCGTGCAGATATGTAAATGGAAGAACATTATTAGATATAAAGAAAACAGAAAAGCATTATAGAATTGCAAGAAAAGTATCAATAGATAGAACATTTGTATTAGATGAAGTAAAGTCTGATTTTAGTAAAGGTATAATGATAAATCCTATTGATGCTCATGATATATTTAATCCCGATTTAGAAGATTATGGAGAATATTATAAGAATATGCTTAGTTCTACGAGGATATTTATTGAAGAGACTGGAAGAAATAGAAGTAGATTTGAATGGAGGGAGTCAGGTCCTGATCATTTTTTTCATGCAGAAGCTTATTGTAAGATGGCTGAAATGTTAGATCCTAATATATTACAATTTTACGAGGATAGAACTAGAGAGATGTATGGAAAAAGTAAAGAAGAGATAGACGCTGAGTATGAGAAAAGTAAACCTTTAATACCTAGAGTATCAATAGAAGAGAAAGAAGCGATTGAAGAAGGAAGAATGAAAATTGAAGATTCAAAAACAATAAGAGAATTGGAAGTAATAAATGCTGAAACTTTTTTGAGAGGATTATTTCATCACTCGCAAGAATTGTTAGGACAGAGGCCGAAGAAAAAATGAATTTAATAGAAGCTCTTGAATTGAGAAAGGCTAAAAAATATCCTGTTGGTAAAGTGACAGTGCATAAAGATGGTACGCAATGGAGAAAAGTAAAGACTGGTGAGTGGGTACAAGTTAAGAAAGATATAAAAAGAAAAGATAAAGAGAAGATTGATATTAGGAGAATAAGCAGCGGAATAGAGAAAGCAATAAGAGAAAGGCCGAAACGACTTAGTCATGGTTATACAGCTACTAATGCTTTTTGGATTTTGGAGAATGGTGATATTAAACAATGGAATGTAAAAGATGTAATAAAAAGAGAGAGAAATTTAGTAAGTGTTCATTCTCATTCAGGCGAGAGTTATGAAAAAGAAAAAAAGGATAAATTGCAAACTTTTTCGGGTGGTGATCTATGGGTTCTAAGACACATGATTAGATATGGATATGGAGATACGATAGTTGTTATTAGTGCTCACGGTCTTATGGATATATTTAAAGGCTCTGAAAGAATAGGGGATTATACTAAGAAAATGTGCGAGTATGAAAGTTTACTTACAAAAGAAGTAGTAGAGAAAATAGCTAAAAAACATAAACTTCCTTTAAAAGGAAGAATGGAAACAGTATTTAGAATGGTGTTAAGAGAAATTGCAAAAGGTACTGGCTCAACTTATATGGAGAAAGTAAGATGGAAGAAGTAATTAAATTATCATTTAGGGGAAGAAAAGCCTTTCCGGAGGGAACTATAAGAGATTACGGTAAGTATGGAAAATATAAAAAGGTGGAGAGAAAATGGATAAGATTAAAAAATGGTTATCCTTTATTTAGAAAAACATTAGATTATAGAAAGATGAAAGACTTTTTATTAATGAAAGGTTATCCAGAAAGATATTTTGAATCAAGAGGAGTTAAGACTTTAAGAGTTATTATTGGAAGAAAATTTAAAAAGGAATATAACGATTATATAGGAATGCTGAATGGGATTAGGGAGAAAGAGAAAGTTTAAAAGAAGGAAAGGTATTTTATACGATTATAATGGAGATGGTGTTTACGATAAAGAAAGAATAAAGGGATATTGGAAACGATACTGGAGAAAATGGCATTTAAGATATTTAAAAAGGATGTCTGAAAATGAAAGAAATTATAGCTCTTGATTTTGACGGCGTAATTCACTCTTATATTAGCGGATGGAAAGGAGTTGATTGTATTCCCGATCCTCCTGTGCCTTATGCTGAGGAAGCCATAAATATATTGAGAGATAAGGGGTATGAAGTTGTAGTTTGGTCGACAAGATGTAGTGAGCCTGATGGTATATGTGCTATAAGAAATTGGTTAAAAGAGTGGCATATTACAGTAGATAAAGTGGTAATGACGAAGCCTCCTTGTGTTTGGTATATTGATGATAGGGCAATTACATTTAAAGGAGATTGGAGACAAACTCTTGTTGATATTTTAAAGTTTAGGAGTTATCTTGATTAAAGGAAAGGAGACTAGAATTGGCACGAATAATAAAAGGAACTAAAAAGTATACTTATGATGCTACATTAAAACAATTAAAAACAAGATTTGAAGATCAATTATTGTTTATGTCGCAAACAAGTATATATCAAGGTGTTAGAGAAAAGTATTTAAGTATTAATTATGAAACTCTTAGAAGAATGGCTCAAAGATTATCAGTTGTGAGTATGATAATTAATACAAGACAACAACAATTAACTCCTTTTTTTACTTCTGCTAAAGAGATAGGAGAGCCAGGTTTTGTTATTTGTAAAAAAGGTGAATTTAGTAAAAAATATAGAAGATCTAAAAAGAATGATAAGAGGGCTGATGAACTTACAGATTTTATTGATCAGACAGGTTTTATTTATGATGTAAAGAGAGAAGATGATTTTATAGATTTTGCTCAGATGATGTTAAGAGAAACTCTTATTATTGATCAAGTAGCAGTAGAACTTCAAAGAAATAGAAAAGGTGAAGTTGCGGCTTTTTGGTTAATTGATGGTGGGACTATAAGAAGATGTAATGAAAAAGGGTTTGAAGATCAGGAAAAGTATCAATATGTACAATTAATGGAAGAACAAGTAGTAGCCGCTTATACAAGAGAAGAACTAATTTTTGACTATATGTTTAAAAGAGTAAATATTAGATATCGTGGATATGGATATGCATTATTGGAGCAAGCAGTTGATTTAATAACTACTCTTATTTTAGGAATATCTTATAATAGGGACTTATTTACTAAGGATAAAGTACCGAAAGGATTTATAGCAATACAGGGAGAAGCAGATCAAGAAACTCTTGATGCTGTTGAAAGGTATTGGTATATGGCAATGACAGGAGCAGGAGCGAAGTTTACTATTCCAATATTACCTTCGGGAAAAGAAGGAGTATCTTTAGATTTTAAAACACTTCAGCCTAGTAATAGAGATATGGAATATTATAAATTAATGAATTTTTTTCTTTCTTTATTTGCTGGTGTATTTGGAATGGATCTGGCTGAGTTAGGAATTAAAACTGATACAACTCAACAAACTTTAGGTGTAAATATTGAAGGATGAATAAAATATTCTAAAAGTAGAGGGATTGAAGCGCTTCTTGGATTTATACAGGGAGTAATGAATAAAATAATTAGGAAAGTTGACGAAGGTTACGAGTTTAGATTTGTTGGTATTGACAAAGAAGATGAGGAGAAAAAATATAAGATAGCTAAAGCTGCAGTCGAATCTAGTCGTACAATTAATGAAGTAAGAGACGAAGATGGCTTGGAACTTAAAGAAGGGAAAGAATACGATACCGTGCTTAATCCTCAACTTATTCAACTATTGCAACAATTAAGTATGCAAGAACAGCAAGCGCAAGGAGGAGAAGAAGAATACGAGGAAGAGGGTGAGGAAACTGAATATGAAGAAAATGGAGAAAGAGAAGTAACAGAAGAAATTGAAAGAGGTATACCAGAGAAAACAGAAAAGTCTCAACTTGCTTTAGAAAAACATTTGGATAATTTAACGAAGGCTGGATATGACTTAGAAATTCAAGTTTAAAGGAGAGATAAATTAAATTGAATAAATAGTATGATGCTATTTATGGAGGAACGATCGACAAGTACTATAATAGTATTTGTCGATCGTATATATAAAGAAAGGAGGTGAGAACTATGTGGATAACTCTTATATTAACACTTGCTGCATTAGTGTTAGGTGTTATTATTGAGATGGGGCTTATCAAGAATGAAAAAGTTAAAAGAGTTGCTGAAGTTAGTAAAGTTGCTGTTGAACAATTTAATCGTGCACTTGCTGATGGCAAAATTACTAAAGAAGAATTCTTTGATGCAGTACAGATCATTCTTGATAAACTTCGAGAATGAAACATATTTTTAGCCCGGGAATCGGCCTCTTAATTGAGGCCGGTTGGATAATTTAGGAAAAATAAGTTATGATAGAATTATTAAAAGCTCATAAGATAGAAATGTCTCCCTGGAGTTCAGTAAATCAGCTTTCAAGTAAATATGAAAAATACTCGCATGAAGTTACTAGATTAACTTTGGAGGGAATTGTAAGTATTCTTAACTTAAGATTAAAAAAAGCTCACGATGATGCTCCTTTAATATTTAAAGGAAGAATTATGTACAATCCTAGAAATGGAGAATCGATTAAGTTAAAAGATTGGAAGCGACTTGAAAAAGCTATTATAAAGTATCTTAATATTGAAAAGAATTATTTGCAAGAAAAGATGACAAATGATTCATATTTCCTAGGTACTCTTTTGAATAGAATAGATGAAATGAATAGAAGGAGATCATCTTTAAAGAGTTTCGATTTAGAAGTGCCTGAGTGGAAAAAATATAATTATAATGATTTTGATATGGATAAATTAGAGGTATCAAGACAATTAACAGGAATATATTTACAGGATGTAACTGAAAGAACAAGAAGTAAAATACAGAAAGTTATTGTAGAAGGAGTAAAAAATAAACAAAGTAAATATAAAGTCTTTCAAGAATTGTGGGATAGTGAAGTTGACTTAAATAGGGATTGGGATAGAGTAATCAGAACTGAAACAGCAATGAATTCAAATAATGGATTTCTAATATCTCAACTTAGAGCAGAGCCCGATGAAGAACATATTTTTATGAAAGGAATATCAGTAGGGGATGCTTGTGAATATTGCTTGAGATTTATAAATGAGAAAATAATTGTACTGTTAGAAGGGCCTCCGAAAGGAGGAGAAGATAAAGTTACTATTGAAGGAGAAGAATACTCTGCGTTGTGGCCTGGTAAATCAAATTATGGAAGGAAACCCGTTAATTATTGGGTAGCTGTTGTTATGCATCCATATTGCAGATGCTCCTGGAGCAGATGGTATATTGAGTTAGAAGAAGCAGTGATGAAAATTTCTAATAGAAGTAAAAAATGGGGAGAAGCAGTTGAGGAAATAAAAGATGGAGGATTAAAAGAGGATGATAAGCATTTTATAATAGAAGTAAATAAATTATTTAAACAAAAATTAAAAGAGCATACTAAAAAAAGTGAATCTTATAGATTAGGAATAATTTTAGAAAAGGGAAGAAAGTATCCAGAAGGAACAATAAGAAAATGGAAAGACAGTTATTATAAAAAAGTAAGTGGAAAATGGAAAAAGTTAAGTATAGGAATTGTAAAAAAAGACAATTGGAATATTTCTAATTGGTATAAAGAGACAAAACATAAAGAGCTGTACAACATCTTAATGCAGAAGAGTAGAAGAAAAGAGGATAGATCATGAAATGGAAGCTTATAAGAGAATAATAAAAGAAGGAAATGGCAAAATATATCAAGATGAATTAGTTAAAAGGTTAGCTGAAGAACTTGATATTTTATATAGAAGCTATATGAAGAAATAGAGAGGAATATCTGTTATGGAAGATTTGACATTTGTAAATTTTTTTAATGCTACTAAAAGAGAATATGAAAGGATAAAGGAAGAACTGAGAGAAGAAGAATTTATAGAAGATAGTCTAAATTTCGAAAAAGAATTGTGGGAAAGAATTGATAAATGGAGAAAAAGAAACAGAGATAAATATTTAGGAACTAAAGAAGAAAGAAGAAAAAGTTGTGAAAGTTATAAAGAAAGAAAAAAATTTGTAGAGAAACATGGAAAAATAT